ATCATCCTGCTCCAGCTCATCTGGAAATTTGTAATCATCAGCCATGTATTTCTCCTATTAAATGCGCGTAATTCCGCGTGGGTCTTGCACTACACCTTCAACTTGGTCGTCATAAATAATCCTAAACTCTTTACCGTGGATTTTTACTCTGGTGCCAGTATATGGGCGGGTAATAATAAAATCTCCTTCTTGACACCAAGGACCTGATGGAAACTTCTCCGTGTCTTTGTATGCATCCGGACCAATTTTTACAACAAACAAAACTGGAGAAGTTATTTCTTCGTTCTTCATAGTTTCATCTGCTTTTAACAACCCATTTTCAAAAGTTTCAGTTGCGTCTACTAGCGCACATAACATCTTGAACCCGCTAGGATTCGGAAGACTTGTTGCTTTTGTTTCTGCTTCTTCATACTCTGAATCTACTTCGGGTTTTTTTGTTACTACGCCGGAGGGTAATATTAACCCTTGTTCCGGTACTGCGATGGTTTCACTCATCGTTAATTTCTTCCATGTGTTGTGCGAGGTCAAGTAAGTGGCGCTCTGCAAAGGCTAGACCTCGAATCACCCCGCAAAGCTCTTTGTATGTAGCAAAGTCTGCGCACTGACCATTTGCCAAGTCGTCAGTGAAATTGTTCATATCTTCCCTAAGTTTTTTCTGAAGGGCTTCTACAAAGCTTAAAGATTGTAAAATCATTATTTAGTTTCCTTTTTTGTGTTTCTCTGTTGTTCTAGTTGTGCTTTTGATTTTGCTACATCTATAGCTAACTTAGCGCCTTCAAGTTGCTGCTGTGCTGAAAGTGTTGCTTTTTCTTTAGCAGACTGCATCCCCATCTCCATACCTTTTTGACGATTTTGGTTCATCATTGTTGCTTGTTTAAGGTGGATTTCATCTGCTTTAGCTGCCGCATCAAGTTTAACTTTAAGCGCTTTAGTATCTGCTTCTTGTTTCTTAATCTGAAGTTCTTGCATCTGTATCTGCAGTATTGGATCTTGTGCATTCTGCTGCGCTTGCTGTTGAGCTGCCATAGCCTTACTTTCTTGTAATACCTGTGAAGCAGCTTGCGCCATGAGTTTACTAATCTGCTGTTCCACTTCAGCCGGCAGATTATCTTCAGGATTTGGTAATGCAACACCAAGAGCTTTTTCAATTTTTTGACGGTATGCATATCCAACGTGTTCAGCAATATGCGCTTGCATTGCAGCCATAATAGCTTGTGCTTGCGGGTTTTGACCGATTAACTGTTGAACAATTGGGTCCGTCATAGCTGATTGGTGTACATGTATATGCGACTCGTGGTCTTGGTAGATAAATGCCTTGAGCGGTTCGCCTTTGAGCGCATTCATATTTTCTGTTACTGGGTCTGTTACTTTTTGATCTTCCGGTAACGGTACTAATTTATCGGCATGTTTAATGCCAAGCACCTCTAACATCTGTCTGTGTAGTTGTGGAAGGTTGTATATCTGTGGTGCTGCTTGGGCTAACTGAATAACCGCTTGATATTGAACAACGCGTTGTGAAAGAGTTGCCGCATTTGGATCCGATACAGGATGAACTTCTACACGGTGGTAATCAGATTGTTTAATTGCACGACCACCTTCTTCTGGATCGTAGTCATACTTTTCAGGTGTGTAGTCGCGGATTATACCTGCTAGCAACTGAAGTTCTTGCTTTAATGAAAAATGTACACGTGCCTGCACCGCAGACATGACTTTAAGCGTACGTTCTAAAATAGCGAGTGTTGTACCTACTGGTGCATTGGCTGACATGTCAGCAACTTTTACATCTGCTGTTGCAGCAAAACGTCTACCTTCTTCTACGATTGTACCTAGTAAGTTAAACAGTGTTGCGGATGGTTCTTTGTACGGAAGTGGTAGGATGTTGTCTCTAATATTATTACTGCCAATATCTACATCACGCCACTCACCCGGAGCAATTGGTGTGTCGTCCCCTTTAATTCTTAAACCACGAGATTTTAAGCCGCCGGGGAGATTAGATAGAGTACCAGCGTCAACAAGCTGACGCATAATGCTAGTCGCACTCTTTGCGAAACCGCCAATAAGGTGAAATAAACCAAAACCGTAAGCCCCATAACCGGGAATATACTGATAATGGACAAAATGATGGCGTTTAAGTTTGAGTTTATCATCTTCTTTCCAGTTTCTACGAATTGCCAAAATCTCATTAGTGCCACGAACCATAGTAACAACATAAGGCAGAGCTATACCAGTGGGTTCTCCGTCATCTTCATCTTCAAACCCCGGTAAATCTAAGTCAGCGTGGATCTCATACAGCTCAAATCTATCGTCATATGATGCAGAAAACCCTGTTTCTTTGTCTTTTCTGTCTTGGATTTCAGTAAAAAACTTCTGTGGTTCGCCAAGATCAACTTCTTTATAGAACCCTGCGTGCATTAATTTAATTAAATCGTTTTTATTTTTACGCATTCTGTGCGTAATGCGGTGGCAAACTGTTATATCACTTGTACCATACGGAATTAAAATATCTTCTGCTGGAATAAAAACAGATACTTGACGTTCTAAACTTGGGTCGTAATATACCTTTTTAAATGCTGAACCTGCGCCGGGTAAATTCCATAACATCTTCTCGTGTTCACTACGATACTCAGGCATTTTTTCTGTAAGCTGGTAGTTCATATCAGCTTCTACTCGTGACGCTGCCGCTTTAATCTCAGGTGTTTCTTTACCAATAATACTTGTTCGTACTGGACCGCTGGCTGGGAAAGTCTCCATAATTGTTTCGGCTTGAAACCTAACAACTGCTTCTGTAATCATAGGGTGAAACACACCACAAGCGCCGTCCCAAGGTTCTGTTCTTTCTTCAAACTTTAACCCTAGCAATGTGATACCGTCTTTATACATCTTCTCCCAGTCTTTACGGGATGCAATATCATTATCAATATCGCCAGCTAAGTCACTCGCCAAACCAGCCAAGTCACTAGGGTCAAGTACTTCCGCTAAATTCTCATTAAAATCGTCTTCGCCATCAGGCTCAATATCAAGCTCCATATCACCTGTTGATATGTGTACAGCCTCTGGATCTTCGATCTCAATTTCAATATCTGGTTCAACACCTGCTAATGCTTCAATCCCTTGGGGTGCTTGGTAAAGCGATTTATCGACTGCCATAATATGTCCTTAGTAGTAAGCCGCTTTACGCGCTCTAAAATATGTATCTTCTTTTTCATCTGAGTCCAAGCTAATGAACCCACCCTGTCTGTAACGCAGTAATGCTTGTGATACCGTATCCACGTAGTCGTCGTGTTCGCCCACTGGGAAGCTAGCAACTTCTTCTACTACTTCTCTAGCCCACCGTGTGTCGGGCGCCCATACTTTACCGCTTGTAAATAAATCAGCCACTGCGTTAAGTCTCACAATCTTATCATTGCCACGGGACGGTGTAAACTCTTGTACAGGTATCCCCATCCTTCTAAGTTCTTGAATTAATGGCGCGCCTGCTGCTTTTTTCTCCACTATGAACGCATCCGGCTCCCACTCTTTATAGTGCTTAAGTGCCGTTTCTTTTAGTTCCGGAAACGCCATCCTGTCTTTAAACGCATCTAATAATATTAAGTTTGGCTGATTCTTATCCTCGTTGTTATACCAAACACCCCAAGTAGTACAAGCTGAATAGTCGGCTGTTGTCTTTGCTTCAAACGCCGTATCCCAAGACTGAATAATATACTCAACCTTCGGAGGATCTTCTGCTTCCCATATTCGCCAGTCTCTTCTACCAATAATTGCCGCTGAGTCTGCGGTGGGGTTCTGCATGTACTGGGCATTCCAGTAACGTGGGTCAATAGATGCTTTTGTATTTTTTAACGCCTCTAAGGGCCATTGCTCGGGCCAAAGTGATTTCTCATCTTCTGTATCTTCGTTAAGAATCGCAGGCAGTTCTACTATTTCCCAAGGAATAGTGTTTGGGTTTTTAATCTGATAATCTAAAAGTCTACCCGTTAGGTCGAGCAAACTCCACCTAGTCATAATAACTATAATCGCACCACCCGGCATCAAACGCTGAAGTGGACCAGTCTGAAACCAACTCCAAGCTGTATCAAACGCTAGCCGTGAATTAGATTTAACGTCCTGCTCACTGTGGGGGTCATCAATAACAAATAAATCAGCGCCGCGACCGGCGAGAGCGCCGCCAACGCCAGCGGCATAATATTGTCCACCTGCTCCAGTACTCCATTTGCCCGCAGCCTTCTGATCATCCGAGACCACCGTTTCTGGAAATATTTCATGGTATTCCTCACTTTCAATTAAATTTCTAACACGCCTACCAAAGTCTTCAGATAAGGACGCTGTGTGCGTTCCCATAATAATTTTCTTCTCAGGATATTTACCTAGAAAGTATGCCGGAAATAAATATGAACTAAACTCCGATTTGCCCATCCTTGGTGCAATATTAATAATTACGCGCTTTTTCTTACCATCAACAACATCTTGAAATATTTTCGACAGCTTCTTATGCTGTGGTCCAACTTTAAACCCCGGATATATTCTTTTAGCAAACTCAATCGGGTCATCTTTAGCCAAGTCTACTTCAGCACGGCGTTCTTGTTCTTCAAGCTCTTCTAGAAACTTTAGTTTCTCTGCTTTGCTCATATGGGGCAGTGCGCGCTGCGCCGCCATAATTTCTTCAGGACTTAGTATCGTTAGCATCTGTCTGTATCTCTTTAGTTTCAACGTCTACTATATCTGCTTTGCCCATATATCTGCCAAGCTTCTCTTTAATACGCTTTTCTAACTCTTCATCTGATACTTCTTCAGTTTTAATCTGCAATCTGTCTGTAAATAACGCCACTTCAGTAACTTTACCCAGCATCTCCAGTGCTTTTAACCTAATACGAGCGTCGGGGTGTTCTGTTTCTTGCACAATTTTAGTTACAGCCATAGAACGCAGCTCTTCAGCCTGCTCGATAAACTTCCACTGGTATGCGCTAACCATAGCTACCGTACTTCTAATCTCTTCCGGTACTTCTAGGGCTAGTAATTGTTTTTGTGCTTTAGGATCTGCATTAATTAATGCCGTAAATGCGTCGGCTGCTTTGGCTTCTTGTGCTTTTGACACTATTGTGTCATCTTCGCCTGTTATTTCTGATAACCAATCAGTTGTTTTTATTTGGGCGTCTAGTATTTGTGCGGGAGATAATTTATGTAAAGGAACTAAACCCGGTTTACCTGTTTCTGGCACCGGTACGTAGTCTGCTTCTTCTAGTTCAATCAAATGCTCTAGCAAATTATCCTCTTTTGGTTGCACGGGGGAACCGTGTATGGCTCGATTGTAAATCTTTTTACTAAAAAGTGCTAGTTTTTTAATTATTTTTTTGATACACTGGCGTTGCAAGTGGTGATTCATTTGCTTTTCCTTTGGTTTTATTTAGCCCCAGACGATTCTGGGGCTTTTTTTATACACTAATGTCTAACTTTAGACATTAGTCATGTGGTTTTTTACAAAATTTGACATTTTTTTGTGGTGCGGGTGGGGAATAGTGTTATATGTTCTACGTAGCCTTGCTTCAATATTGGCTTGGTGGGGGGTAGGTGGGGTTCTTATAAGGGCTAGAATAATACCATATGTTATAATAGAGTCATCTAGTGAGTGATTGCTAGTGTGTTGCCAAGCCACTTCGCTTGGCTTTTCTTTTTAGGAGTTACATCATGTCAGTTAAGTTAAACAACTATGTAGTTGCAGTTAAGAAGTTCTTGAAGTCCGATACATCATTAGGTGTAGCACTCACACAGGCACGCCCCGAGATACTTGCTATGTCACCCGAGAAACGAACTGTGTGGTTTCACACAAACATCGCACCCCTTGTCGCACAGGCTTACGGCTGTGAGCATTACATCACCAATCAAGGCAACACATCATTCAAGACAGACGAGGGGCGACACGACACAGCCTTGAGTAAGTTCAGGTATGTCACACAGACGCACATCATTGGTGATGAGAGCAAACAGGTAGACCTTATTGCTAGGGCTGTTAGTTCTGCCGAGTCGTTTGTAAAGAAGCACACCAAGAAAGAGATTAAACAAGAGATGAAAATCTTGGAAGCGAAGTTAGCAGTACTCAAAGCATCTGTGTGAGTTCACACAAACGCAATCAGGGAGACGTGACAGCGAGGGTTTACTGCTGTTCCGTTTCTTGTCAAATCTAATCATTGAAAGGAATTACCATGTTTAAAATCAACTTCTGTTTAACGCAACAAAACCCATTAACCTGTGTAATCACTACAACTTCAGTCTATGGACTAACAGAGGCACAACAACTTTGGGACATCTTAGATAGCACTTGCCGTATGTTAAGCCCAAGACCACAGGAGACAGTATGAAATTAGATAAGACAACCATAGAACACAGGCTGTTTGTGTTGATTCAAGATATAGAAATAGCCTTAGATGAAGGCGACATAGCAGACGCTAAGGAGTGCGTAGAAGAGTCCTTACACTACCAAGTAAAGGGCACACACTACGAGAAGTCTAAGCGTTGGGAAGAAACCGATTTATATGAAAGAAGAAAGGGAGTGCCTGTATGAAACGTATCACTAGGAAGTATCGAGTAGGTGGCAGACCGTATGTATTTGCAGTATCACGTCGCAGACGTGC